AAGGACCGTTTCGTGCTGTCGATGTTCTCGATTTGCTGGCATGGGAGGACAACCGAGCTAATGACTACGCGGCGAGATGGGGCAGCCATGCGACAGACGGTTACTTCCGTGCATGGTCCTGGCTCACTGGCGTGGTTCTCGACAGACCACACGGTTACCTGCCGTGGAATGCAAAGCAGTGTCTAATCAGGGTTCAAACCAGCCCAGCTCACAGAGCGCAGCTGGATTCGCACCTTTCCTGAACACACACACCATTGAACCAATGACTCATCTGAAATTCATCATCACATGCACAGAAAAAGGTGAGCCAACAAAGGACTGGCTCATCTGCTGGAACTACAAGTCAGCACTTGCACAGGCACACTACCGAACACGATTGGACTGTGGCAGTTCAATCAAGTGGGGAGTACGTGTTGTGAAATGTGAGAACGAACCTGCACGATTGAAATGGCTTCGTGAGAATCCCAACGCTACATCTACCCAGATCTACAACTTCGCTCCTGCATCATGATCATGTATCGCGTTCTTTCACAATCAAAAGAAGGTTATCCTGACTCACATGGATACTACACATCCAAAGAAGAAGCCAGGGTATGTATCACTGAATTGAAAGACTGTCATTGCAACCGCACCACAACCTACTGGATCAGGAAAATCAAATGACTTACGAACAATCATTCCTTTCAACTTGTGACGCTGAAGGTAACGCTGCGGGATGGGCAATTGATCAAATCTTTGATGAGCACGGTCAAGACTTTCAGGACTTTGTTGAGTCATTGGAGTGGAATGAATCAATGTTCAATGGCAAAACCATTCTTAAATACCTTGGATACTGAATCAACGATGAATGAAGAAGAAACCTATGAAAGAATCTTCACTATGTTGTTAATGAGCGGAGAGTATCGAGAGCAGGACATTGATACTCAAGTCCATGAAATCATGGACAATCCACACATCTACCCGGTGCATTTCATGCCTTATGTTCCGCATCCTGTAGATTATCGAGGGAGAATGTATCCATCATGAATAATGCGGAGCCACACGCTTTGTTTGATCATGGCATTCATGTACACATTATGGCATGAAGCTTTACTCGCCATGATAGATTGGCCAGACTATGTGAGGCGCGAGAGCCCATAGAATCTATCAATTATGGGAGGCCAATCGGTCTCCTTTTTTTGTGTCCACACTCATTGCACACTCATGGCGGTTTAGCCGCACTTCACATGGCGGTATATAAAGACACAGACAATCATGTAACTGGCCCAGCTAACCTGTCCACCCTTTAGATGCTTCGCCAATATAAATTCACAACCAAATAACGGGTTTACCTGGGAGCCCTAAAACATTCCAGTCTCGCCAAGGGCACACTGAAGGCGCGTGAAATTTGTGCTTAACAGATAAAGAGTTTTTTTACTTGTACACCCTGTTATGATTGTCTTCAGGAATAACAAAGGAGGGAGAGTCAAGAATGGCGCTTCCCGAGTCACAGGTTCAGGTAGTCGCCCTGACTATCACAAACTTAGAGAGATTCAAAGCTCTAGGTATCACGTCAAACAGTCCATTATTTCCATCCAAAAATCACGATGATCGAACAGTCACAGTCTCTTGAACTTCGCTTCACTGGTGAAGTCTGTAATGTCATGTATTTCGAGCATGATGAGTCTTTGTATATCAATGATATCAATGAGGAATCAGTTCAGATTCATGGCATCAGTCCTAGCAAGATGGTGAACTTAATGAGGAATCTTGTTTGTTGTGGAGACAGCAAGATCAAGCTTGATCAACTCAAGGATCATGAAGTGAATACATTGCGTGAATGTATGCAAAAACTGCACGATATGTTCACTGAATATGCAGATGCTGGAACTATGAGAGGTGAAATGTAATGCTGATTGAATACGAAGCCCGCATGATTAGTGGGGAAAGGGTTTATTTCCTTTCGGAGAATTTTGAGAATGCTGCTTGGGATGCTATGTCATTAGCAGAAGCTAGTGATGACATTCTGGCTGATGTTATACCTACGGAGTTACTTTATGTCAGAGAAAAAGAAGATCAGGAAGTATTTTCCAAATCGGATTAACGATGTCATGTCAATACCTGAGGAATTGCTTCAGGACTTTGACTTTGATGACGTCTTTCACAAGAACTGGGAGCTTAGACCTGGCAAGGAGTTTGTAATTAGAGGTTCAAGGCGAGGCAGGCCAATGGATGTAGTGGAGAGATCATTCACTTCACCACACCATGCGAAGCGTTACATGGATGAACTATTCACTGGGAATTATGAAGTCACAGTGGCTACAAACAATGCTGTGTTCATGTTAAGGGATGCAACACCTTTCGACATGCTTGACGAAGAGGGATGGTTCTGAGTACGTTTGTACTATGTCCACAATGGATATTGATTCCATTAATGCATAAATTCAATTGATACTGGTTCTCATGTTCATTTCGTTGTAATCTCACTCATCCTTCATTTTCACAAATACAAATCATGCAACAGCAGTTATGTACATAGGCTTGGTTCTTGATCCCTATTGGGCAATGTTTGTGGAGCGAGGCACTGTGTGTCTTCATCTTGGTAAACTATTGATTGAGGCGACTGTTCCTTTTGAACGCCTTTCAATATGGACCCGCTCAAAAGAGCAATCACAGATGACTCAACGCTTGCCGTACTCAAAGCATTCGAGCGTCTAAGGATGCTTGATCGGGAAATGCCTGCTCAAGTTGTTTCAACCTTCCTCTACATAGCGAGCCATGACCCATGTCATAAGCAAGCTATTGAGGAAGATCTTTGTCATTCAACAGCAGCAGCATCACGCAATATTGATTGGCTATGCGGTCGGCAAAGGCTTTCCAAGCCTGGACTCGAACTCGTAGAGAAATACAGAGACCCTTCAAACGGTCGGCGTTTTCTTTGTCGTCTCACATCCAAAGGACAAGCACTTGTCCGTGACATCACTGAGGATCTTTATGGACCAATCCGTTAAGACTTGGCAACAAGGTGTCAAGTACACCTTCGCTACCAGGCACACATGGCGTCATGGTAATGGCGCTGAAGCTGCACGTATTAACTGTGAACACTTCACAAGATTACGTGGTGCTTCATTCCCTCTTAAAAAGATTACTCTTCCTGTAATTGTCCAGGTTGGTATAGAGATGGAAGAAGAGGGAGCATCAGATGCAAAGATCAATCGTGTTGTCAGTTCAGTATCAACAGTACTGAAACATTGCGAGGCACATGGTTTATTGTCTTCTGCTCCTAAGTTTCCACGACGTAAGGAGAATGAAGGCAGGTTGTTTTACTTCACCAAGGAAGAAGTTCAACGTTTAATTTACTTGTCCACCGAAGTATTTGAACGACCTGATCTAGCTGATGTGATTCAATTCGCAGCCTATACAGGTATGCGACAAGGTGAAATCATGAAGCTACGCAGTATGGATGTCGATTTAGTTGGCAACCGTATATGTGTTGGAGGCATGAAGGGAGTAGAAACTAAGGCAAAGAATTGCCGTGTGATTCCTATTCATCCTTCTATCTATTCTCTTGTAGAAAAGAGGGCACACTCATGCCTTTTAGAGAAGGGAGACAAAGGCAAACTGTTTGGTGATGACTGGGCCAACCGTGACCAGCTTCTGAGAGCGTTCTACAAGCCCCTACAACTGCTCCAAAAGCCAGAGGGGTATGTCTTCCATACATTGAGGCATTCTTGCGCTACATGGATGGCTGAGGCTGGTGTGCCTGTTCACTCCATCAAGGAGATCCTTGGACACCGTCGGATAGAGACAACGCTAAGATATGCACACTGCACATCTAAAGCACTCGATCTTGCAATTTCTGCAATTTAACTACCCATGAAACTTCAAGAAATCAAAGACGCTGTTCTTTCAGGAGAAACAGTTCACTGGAGAAGTGCTTTGTACAAAGTAATTTATGCTGAAAAGATCAACGAGTTCCTGATTAAATGTACAGAAAATGACACTTGTATTGGTCTGACATGGAAAGATGAGGTAACCATGAACGGGAAAGAAGAGGACTTTTACACGGTCTAGGCTCGTCTAACGTGTACTTGATTCGCATCCTTTTCCACAGGTAACCGCTTCATTCTCAATGAATCCAATGCTTGGAATCCCCTGGCCCATCTGGCGAAATTGGTATACGCGCTGGTTTTAGGTTCCAAGTCACTTGAAATACAGTCACGAACAGGTCAGGTTTAAAACCCTGGCCTTTCCTGTATTGTCTACCTGTCCACCCTGAATACAAATACCAATCCCGGTTCCAGCTCGTGTCTTACACCCGTAATCAAAAGCAAAGAGAGAGGCAGAAACGCCAGCGCAACAGGCTGCGTGATCGCATCACTTCTCTCCAGTCCGAACTTATCAACCTCGAACAACAACCCCAAAAAACTATTGACAAAGTCCAGCCACGTATTGAATACCTCAGACGCCAAGTCCAGATACTTGGAAGGGATCTCGAACACAATGGTGTGCCAAGAACTTATCGATAAGCAAGTCGATCAAGAGCGTTTACAGATTCACCAAGGTGAGAAGAACCTTGAGAAGATGACGCTCAAAGCAGAGGCCTCGGCTTACGCTTCATCCACTGTCTATGGCGTGGCATCGATTCAAGAATTGATCCCCGCTGTAGAGAAAGAGATTGAAGGGATGCATGACAGGATCTGGGAGAGGAAGAATGGTGTGGCATTCAAGGAGATCAAGGAGTACTTGATTGACATCGAGCCTCTAGTGGCTGGTGGCATTGCCTGCAAGCTGGTCTTTGACAAGGTGTTCAGTGTCAAGGATCCAGACGATGGCTTGCTGACCAACATCTATGACTCAGTCGGCACTGCTGTCATGCAAGAGGCACAGATGCGTTACTACCAACGCAAAGCTCCTGGTCTGTTGCAGGTCCTGAAGAAAAACTATTGGCACAAAGCAATCGGCACTCAACAAAAACTTGTTGATGTGCAGCTCATGATGAACCGTGCTGATGTGACCTGGATCAAATGGCCCAGGCCAATACGCATCAAACTTGGCAACATCCTTGTCGATTGTGTAGTCAAAGCTTCAGGATGGTTTGAGCCTTGCACCATGAGGGAGGGTGCAAAGACTAGAATTTATTTGGTTCCAACTGCTCACTTTGTTGACCTCAAAGACAAGATTCTTGAGCAAGCAATGCTGTTCAGTGCAGAGCAGTGGCCGATGCTGATCCCACCGAGGGATTGGACTGACAATGGTTGCGGCGGTTACCTTTTAGACGAGGTGATGCGGGGCCATGACATGGTGCGAAGGGGCAATCCGACCCGTATACAGGGGAAGAACCCTGTTGCCTTTCTGAACAAGATTCAGGCAGTTCCCATGCGGATCAATCAGTACATAGCAGACGTTGCTGAACGCCTCTATGAGATGGGTCGTACCGTGGGTAAACAACCTAAATTCATTCCTTCAACAGCTACGCTTGAATTACCACCCAAGCCTGTAGATATTGACACGAATGCGGACGCACGTAAGGCGTACTGCAGAGCTGCTGCCCAAGTTCATAATAAGAACATGGAGCTGGTGAAGAAGAGTTGTCGTACTCGTATGACAATGAATGCAATGAGAAAGTTTAGGAAGGTAGAAAGATTCTACAATCCACATTCGTTTGATTATAGGGGTCGTGTATATCCGATCCCTGCTTTCTTAACTCAGCAAGATACAGACTTTGGAAAAAGTTTATTGCTGTTTGCTAATGAGTCATTCATGACACCATTGGCTGAAGAATGGTTAGCCTTTCAAGTTGGGACTACATATGGTCTTGATAAGGAACCTATCCAGTCTCGTATTAAATGGGCACAAGATAATCACGAACTGATTAGTCGAATTGTTAATGATCCCATTGGTTGTCTTCCTGAATGGGAAGTCGCTGATGAACCATTCATGTTCCTCGCTGCTTGTGAGGAATACCACCATTGCTGTATCACCTGTGATCGCTCTTACACTTCTCTGCCTGTGGCCGTTGACGCCACAGCAAGCGGACTCCAGATCCTCGCGGGCCTTGCCCGAGATGCTTCCACTGCCTCTCTCGTCAACGTATTGCCATCCGACAAGCCCGCCGATGCATATCGAGCCGTCGCAGAACATGCCGCCAGTAACTGTCCTCCCGAATGGAGAGAGCATGTAGACAGATCAGTAGCAAAGCGCCTGGTCATGACATTGTGTTACTCAGCCAAGTTCAAATCAAACTGGCAATATGTGAAGGATGCGCTAGTTGCTAAAGGTCTGCAGCCTCCCAATGAGGTGGTCACTCAGATCACACATGCTCTTAGAGATTCAATGAAGGTGATCTTCCCTGGCCCTATGGCTGTGATGACCTGGATTGAACAGGAAGTTGGTCGAGCTTTGAAAGCTGGTAAAACTGAATTGGTCTGGACAACACCGTCTGGTTTCACTGTCACTCAAAAGATCATGAAGCCTGAGGTTGTCCGTATGGAACTTCAGTTACTAGGAAAAATAAAGAAAGTAACTGTTGCAACTGGTGATTCAGATGTTGTCAATATTGCGAAGCATAAGAGTGCTAGTTCACCCAACCTGATTCACAGTCTAGATGCCTCACTGTTACATCTATCTTGTCTACGCTTCGATGCTCCAGTATCCCTCATACACGATTCGGTACTATGTCGTGCTACTGACATGTCTGCTTTATCAGCCGTTCTTCGTGAGACATACATGCATCTCTTTGCGGAGCATGACTACCTGTCCGACTGGGCTAAACAAATCGGTGCTGAGACAGCGCCTCCAATTATCGGAACATTGAATCCTGAATCAGTAATTGATTCAACTTATTTCTTCTGTTAACCTATCCTCCCCAACATAAATGAAAGAAGTTATTGTCACGAAAGAACCCGTGCTTCTTGAAGGATTCCAGTCAATCCTCAAGCTTTCTCAATACGGCAAGTACAACCTGGCAGCGTTGTTGCCTGATGATGTCGTTGAGAAACTGGAAGCCGGTCGAGAAGATGAACTCAAGTATCAGAAATCACGACTGAAGAATCCTCGTCGTTGCACCATCAAGCCTGAACCTTGGATGGAAGTCAGCAACGGAAAGACCCAAGCTAAGTTTGCTTGGAAGGAGGGGAAAGAGCCTCCTATTGTAGATACAGAGGGCACACTCATCACTGATGAGAACCTTCCTCTTTATTCTGGCTCGAAGGTCAAACTTGCCTTCACACAAAATGGTTATACGCTCAAAGACGGAGAGACTATTGGCACTCGTCTTGTCCTCCAAGGCATTCAAGTTGTCGCTCTAAGCAGTGGTGCTGGTGTCGATGTAGGAGACATGGATGCTGAGCAGGTCTCTGACCTGTTTGGAACAACCAAAGGCTTCAAGGCATCAGATCCCAATATCACCAATGACGAGAAAGAAGAAGACCAACCGGACTTTTAGGTCTGGCTTAGAAGAAAGGGTTGCTGATTTAATGACTGAACTTGGTGTGTCTTATGAATACGAGACCACCAAGATTGCTTACACGATCTCCCATAATTACTGTCCTGATTTTGTCCTTCCAAACGGAGTAATCCTAGAAACAAAGGGATATTGGGACAGTGAAGATAGGCGCAAGATCCGTAATGTCAAAGAACAGAACCCTGACATGGATATAAGGATGGTGTTTCAATCACCATTTAATACTATTAGTAAAAAGTCCAAGACTACCTATGCAAAATACTGCGAAAAATTAGGGATACCTTGGACCTCCTTTCATGACATTCCACTCGAATGGTTGATCTAGAAAGTGAGTTCGTAAGACACATCAACTGCGATAACTGTGGGTCAAGTGACGGTAACGCTCTCTATAGCGACGGTCATACCCACTGTTTCGTATGTCAGCACCGAACTTATGAAAACGATTCCACTCCTGTAATGACCACCAGTCATAAAGCCTCTTACAAAGGGTTTGCTCAAGCCATTAAGAGTCGGAACATTAGTGAAGCCTTTGCGGAGAAGTTCAAGATCTACCGCAATGGTGATGAACTTAGGTTCCACTACCACGATGAGAATGGCCAAGTCATTGGTGCAAAGAAAAAGACAGCAGACAAAGTCTTTACCTATGAAGGTGAGACTGATGGTCGATTCTTTGGTCAACACTTATGGCGATCAAAAGGTAAACAGATCATCATCACTGAAGGTGAACTTGACTGTGCATCAGTCGCTCAAGCCATGGGCACCTGGGAGACAGTGTCTCTACCGAATGGTGCAGCAGCAGCTAAGAAGTCTATTCAGAAAAACTTTGAATGGTTGCAAGGGTTTGAGAAAGTAGTTCTCTTCTTTGATAACGACGAGCCCGGCCAGAAAGCCGCGAAAGAAGCAGCCGATGTATTACCTCCAGGTAAGGCATTCATCGCTCGTCTAGACCAATACAAGGATGCCTCAGATGCACTGAAGGCACGAGATATTACAGCCATTACTCAAGCTGTTTGGGGTGCTACTCCTTACAGACCTGATGGCATTGTTGATGCAAAGAACCTGCTCAATGTAATCACTACACCAACACCTCCATCGGATTATGACTACCCCTACCAAGGACTCAACGACAAGCTTCACGGGATCAGACTTGGAGAGCTTGTTGCAGTTACTGCAGGATCAGGTACAGGCAAGTCCTCCTTTTGTCGAGACATATGCTCTCACCTTCTTCAAAAAGGAGAACGGGTCGGTTACCTGGCTCTTGAGGAGTCAAATCGGCGCACAGCTCTCGGATTGATGAGTCCTGTTGTTGGTAAATCTCTGCACTTAGGAGAACCAACAGCTAAAGAACTTATTGAAGCATTTGATAAGACCATTGCAAATTGGAATCTCTTTCTGTTTGATGGCTTCGGGAGTTATGACCCCGACGTAATTTATAACAGGATTGAATACCTAGCATCTGGTCTTGATTGCAAAGTTATCTTCCTTGATCACTTGTCCATCCTGCTATCTGGATTGGATGGTGATGAACGACGGATGATTGACCAAACGATGACACGATTACGTTCACTGGTTGAACGAACTGGCATCACATTATTTCTAGTTAGTCACCTTAAACGTAATAGCGGAGACAAGAACCATGAGGAGGGAGCGCGAGTTACTCTCGGTCAGCTACGTGGCAGCGCGTCAATTGCTCAGCTCTCTGACTGCTGCATCGCACTTGAGCGGGATCAGCAATCAGACAATCAAGCTGGCGGAACAACTGTGCGAGTCCTTAAAAATAGATTTAGCGGAGAGACCGGAGTAGCTTGTCATCTCCAATACGACCTAGATACTTGCAAATTTAATGAAACTGAAGGCGATGAATCATTTGACCCAACAACAGATTTTTGATGCTGAGAAAGAGCATTATGAAATCAAGGCTGCATCTAGTGCTGTCTTTTATGAAGGCATTGGATGGGCTATTGGACCCAGGCGTCCAACACCTGAAGCAGTAAAGAAAGCTCAATTCGTGGACAAAACCTACCACTGGAAAAATGCTCGTATTCGATCTGGAGACTGACGGACTACTTTGTGATGCTACCAAAATCCACTGTCTATGTATCTACGATTCAGATGCTAAAGAAACGTACACGTTCAATGATGAAGGTTCTAAGGATCCGATTGTCAGAGGCGTTCAATTCTTGGAGGATGCAGAATGTATTGTTGGCCACAACATCATTAACTTTGATATACCTGTTATCTCTAAGTTCTATCCCTGGTTCACACGTTCTTGTGATTGCATTGACACTCTTCTGCTCAGTCGTTTATTCCATCCGAACCTTCTTGAGATAGATCAAAAGAGGAAGTGGAAACATATGCCATTGAAACGGTATGGCTCACACAGTCTTGAAGCTTATGGCTATCGATTAGGAGAATACAAAGGAGACTTCTCTAATAACACTGACTGGAAGTTCTGGTCAGAAGAGATGGAATCTTATATGGAACAAGACGTCGTAGTTACCACCAAACTATGTTCACATTTTCAGAAATACCTGAATGGGTAAAACACGAACACCAAGTCGCCAAGCTTCTACAAACACAGGAGGAATATGGATGGCACTTTGATGAATGCGCTGCATGGGAACTTACACAAACTCTCCAATCAGAGCTTGAACAAACTCGTCAACTATTACTTGACAGGCACCCTTTCGTTGCCGGACCATTATTTACTCCTAAACGAAATAATCGGACCCAAGGCTATGTCGAAGGCGCTACATGTACAAGACTAATTGAAACTAACATTACATCGAGGGATCATATTGCATGGATTCTTACAACATTTCATGGCTGGAATCCGAGCCAATTGACAGCTACTGGGAAGCCCATAATCGACGAAGTTACTCTGAAAGAGGCTGCCTCCGATGGGATTACGATTGCCGAAACCTTTCTGAGTTGTCTCGATATTACGAAGAAGCTGGGCTTGATCTCGCAAGGGAAGAACGCTTGGCTGAAGTTATGTACGAGTGCTAGTCGGATACATCATCATTGCTCAACTGGGGCTGCAACTTTTCGCTGTGCCCACCGAAATCCAAACCTAGCTCAAGTACCTAGTGACCCAAGATTCAGAGAATTATTTATACCAAGCAGTGGGAATGTCCTTGTCGGTTCTGATCTTAGTGGCGTGGAGCTGCGTATGTTATCTCATTATTTGGCCAAATACGATGAAGGAAGGTATGCCGACATCCTCCTCAACGGCGACATCCATCAAGTAAATGCTGACAAGATTGGCATCTCTAGAAAGTTAGTTAAGACAGTTACTTACGCCTTTCTTTATGGCGCAGGTGATGAAAAAATTGGACACTCCTATGACAAACAACTCTCGTCTTCCTCAGCTAAGCGTAAGGGGAAAGAGATTAAACAAGCGTATATCGAAGCCATTGAAGGGCTTGATAAACTCCTTGCCGATGTTAAGTCTGCTGCAGAGAGAGGCTTTATACGAGCTATTGACCAACGAAAGATCTTGGTAAGTAGTCCTCACAAGGCACTCAATTTCTTGCTGCAAGGTAGTTCGGCCTGCCTGGCAAAGCGTTGGCTCACAATTGCCCACGACAACATTAAACAACTCGGAATAGAAGCACACCAACTTGGCTTCATTCACGACGAATTGCAATACGAAACCCACCCAAACAATGCAAACGACTTATCAACATCCTTGGTACTCAGCGCAACAGAAGCTGGAGAATACTATGGAATGCGAATCCGAATTGACGCAGAGTCAAGTATCGGAAACAACTGGAGTGAAACTCACTGA